CAATCGCGATGAACTGACCCAGAAGGGCCGCGTCGTGTTCGACGTTTATAAGCGCGTCGGCGGCGGTGCGGGCGACTTCAACGCCATCAAGTTCATCAAGATCGCAGCGACCTAAGGAGGCCGACCATGCGCAAAGACGCCTACTCCAACGTCAAGGTGGTCCCGGCCATCAATCCCGCAGTGAAGACCGATGCCGAGAACGGGGCGACGATCGACCGCAAGGGCTATGACTCCGCCCTGATCGTGGTTCAAACCGGCGCCATCGTCTCGGCGGGCGACTTCGGTTTCAAGCTCCACCACAGCAACACGACCGAGAACGGCGATTTTGTCGACGTGACGGCGGCCGACCTGATCGGAACACCGCCCGCCGCAGCAATGACGGCTACGACGGCCTATCGCGCCTCTTATATCGGCAAGCGCCGCTACATCCGCGTTTCCACCATCGACAATGGCGGCACGTCGGTTGTCATCGGTGCCGTCGCCGTTCTGGGCTCCCCGCATCTTGCCCCTGTGGCCTGACCCAATTGACCGCGTGTATCCTTCCGCGCGGTCATGCCAGCGCTGGCTATTCTTCCCGTAGCTGAGCGCTCGCGGCCGATGATGGGTTTTCTCCATTTCCCTGTCGTCGGCCGCTCGAATTGAAAGCATCACCTCGCATCTGCCGCTGCGGTCATATCGTAGCGAAGGACATCCGTTGTCCATGCGAGCGAAAGCGCGATGCGGAACGCAAGGCCAAGTTTCAGAAGAACCGGCCTTCGTCATCGAAACAAGGTTTAGACGCCGATTGGCGAAAGCTCAGGGCAAAGCACCTGGCAAGCCATCCGTGGTGCGTCCGTTGCGGTGAGACTGCGGTCGACGTGGATCATGTCACCCCACGCCGCGTGGCTCCCGACCGCCGCCTAGACCCGACCAATCTTCAATCCATGTGCCGCTCATGCCATTCCCGCAAACAGCGTGAGGAACGGCGGCTGTACCCGACGAGGTAAACCATGACCGTACTAGTTGCTGCCGCAGGCGCGAAACTCCACATCGGCCCCGAGATGGAAGGCACAGGGTCCGCCTTCGATGAAGACGATTTTGAAGAGTCCCCGCCGCCCGTGTTCGTTGAGATAGGTGGCCTCATCAACCTTGGCGAGGCCGGCGACACAGCCGAGGTGATCAACGTCACCACGCTCAACGATGCTCGCGTCCGCAAGCTCAAGGGTCCGCGCAATGCCGGTGCCATGACAGTCATCGCCGCGCTGGATTCGGCCGATGCGGGACAGGCCGCACTTATCGCTGCCGAGGCAACGTCGAAGTCTTATGCGTTCAAACTGACGTTCAATGATGCGCCGACAGGTGGAACGCCTTCCATCCGGTACTTCGTCGCATTCGTGATGTCATGCACCGAGCAGGTGAACGAAGCAACCAACGTCATCAGCCTTCAGTCAGTGCTTGAGATTGATAGTAATATCGTCAAGGTTGCCGCTGCTGCATAGCAATCTGACCAATATCATACACTCGCGCCGTTATCATATAAGCCGGGGGTGGTCAGAATGTTTCTAACCTTTCAGGGGAACGGCGCGGGGGAGTAAGTTCCATATTTTCGCTAAATAGAGTTTTCCGCCATGATTGATATCGACATGGTGAAGGATCAACTTTCCTTCACGTCCGACATGGGCACGGTTGATGATGACCTGTTGGAACGAAAGTTGGCAGCCGCGCAAAATCATGTCGAATCGCTCCTGGGCTATACGTTTTCCTCGCGATTTGACGAAGAGTCGCCGCCTGTCGAAATCCCTCCCGCGCTTGTCGAAGCCGTCTGTCAGCTTGCTGCATTTTGGTATGACGCCGATCCGGTAGCGTCCGAAAAGCAGTTCAAATCGCTGCCGTTCGGCTTCGAATCCATCATCAACGAGTTTCGAGATAGGTCGTTTTGATGGCGAATGATGGCGGTATTGGCCGGCTCAAGCGGCGGCTTGCGGCTATTCCGGTCGCAGTCAAAGAGGCAGCGGCACAGACGACGCTCAAGCAGGCCAACATCATGGCCAGCACCATGCAGACATTGGTGCCTGTAGATAGCGGCGATCTGCGCGACAGCATCGAAGTCACAGGGCCGAACCAGAGCACCCCGCCATTTTCGCAGCCTGGCGGTTCCATGGTTGTTCCCGCCCTGTCCGCTGCCGTCACGGCGGGTAACGAAGAAGTCCGCTATCCGCACCTCGTGGAGTTCGGCCACAAGGCCAGCGGCTTCAATGCAGACGGTGCTGATGTGCCGGCGCAGCCTTTCTTTTGGCCGTCCGTCCGTCTGCACAGGAAGAAGGCACAAGCGGCGATCAAGCGCGGTGTCGCTACAGCCGTTAAAAAGAACTGGGGCAAATCGTGAGCGGACTCGCATTGCAGAAGGCCATACGCGCCCGCCTTGTCGGAACGCCGTCAGTGATTGCCCTCGTGCCCGCCACGGCTATTCTTGATGTCAGCCAGCGTCCTGCGCCTGACCCGTCGATCATCCTTGGCGAATCTCAAGTGGTCGAAGGCGATCATCTTAAACGCGATGTCGTGACCGTCTTCCACACTCTTCATGTTTGGAAGCGGGAACCGTCGCTGACTGGCATCAACGCTATCATGGCTGCGGTCAAGGCTGCGCTGCAATCGTCCCGGCTCCCGCTCACGGATGGCCATCAGATTGCCGATTGCTACGTTGCGTCATATCGGGCGATGCGCGATCCGGGTGGCGAATTCTCACACGGTGTCATGACTGTGGAGGCCGTTGTTGCGTAAGTCCCGCGTCATCGAAATCCAGCAGTTCACCAGCACGCCAGACGCATACGGCGCTCCGGCTATGTCGTGGGTGAAACTTACCACCATGCGAGCCGAGATCGTCCAGCAGTCGACCGCAGAGTACATCAGGAACGGCGGCGGCGCTTCCGACAAAGCCGCGATGATCTTCCGCACTAGGTACATCGCAGGCGTCGACAACGGCGACCGCGTGAAGTTCGGCAACACCTTTTTCAATATCAAAGAGACGATCGTGGAAGGCCGCAACAAGGGCCTAGAACTGCGATGCGAGGCCGTCAGTTGAGAGGCCGCAAGCCCGGTCTCGCCTCAGATGAAAATGCCATCAGTGATATTCCCAAACCGCCGGCATGGCTGTCCAAGATGGCCAAGGCCGAATGGAAGCGCGTGGCTCCCGAGCTATCCGAGCGCCGCATTCTGACAAGGGCCGACCTGTCGCAGTTGGAATCTTTCTGCATCGCGTCTGCCACCTTCCGCGAAGCGCACATGAAGCTCGCCAAGGAGGGCCTTACCGTCCACGGCAAGCGACATCCCGCATTCGGAATCATGAATGCCGCTCAGACCACGGCACGCCTATGCGCAGCCGAACTCGGTCTTACTCCCACAAGCCGCTCACGCCCTGCACTGCGTGACGATGCTGGCGACGACGATCTAGACCTCTGATGCTTGTTCCAGATTGGATCAACGATGGTTCGGTTATTCCGGACCCGCTAGGCCATGCCGAGCGCAATATTGCGTGGCTTCGGAAGTTGAAGCATCCGAAGAACCCGGCGCCGGGTCATCCGGTCGTGATTGACCCTTGGGCCGAACGTGTCATCCGAAAAATCTATGGGCCGCGCCACGATGACGGATCTATGGTTGTGCGCCGCGTTGTGCTTCTCCTGCCGCGCGGTAATCGCAAGACGAGTCTGGCTTCGCTTCTCACGCTCCTTCACCTCGCAGGCCCGGAGAAATCGCCGGGTAACCTGATCGTTTCGGCCGCATCGGCGCATGAGCAGGCCCGCGAACTGTTCGAGGAAACGGCTACCATCATCCTGCATGACGGTCGTTTGCGGAAGCACCTACAGGTTCGGGACTACAAGTCCCGCATTTCGTACCTGAAGAACCGCAGCCGCTATATCGCCGTCGCCTCAGATGGAAAGACCCAGCACGGCAAAACGCCGAATGTCGTCATCGCCGACGAATTGCACGCGTGGGAGGGTCGCGCCGGTCAGCAGCAATGGGACGCGCTGGATTCTGCGTTGGTGAAGGTTCCCGCCACGCTGATGATTATCGCCACAACGGCGGGACGTGGGCAGGAGAACCTTGCATACAAGGTGGTGCAGGACGCCATCAAGATTCAGAAGGGCGAAGTTTCTGATCCCTCAACGCTGCCTGTCCTGTTCATGGCTGAGAAGGGGGACGATTGGAAATCCGAAGAGCTATGGCACGCGGTAAATCCAGGCTTGGCTTACGGCTATCCTGATATTGCCGGCCTCCGCGACAAGGCCAAGAAAGCCGAGCATTCGCCGTTCGAGCGGAATTCCTTCCTACAGTACAACTTGAACCTGTGGCTTGATCAATCCACCTCGCCATTCGTTGCCATGAACGTTTACGACCTTGGCGGCGGCGGTGACATCGATGATGAATTGGCCCGCCTAGAGGCCGATCAGACTCCCGTATTCATTGGCGTGGACCTGTCCAAATCGGAAGACCTGACCGTCGCCGTCATGTGCTGGAACCGGGACGGCGTGTTCCACGTCTGGCCCTATTTCTTCTGCCCCGAAGACAATCTTCGCGCTCGCGGCGAACTGCATGGCGTTGATTACGTGTCGTGGGCGGAAGACGGTTTCATCATTCCGACGCCGGGCAACACGGTCGATCTGCGCATA